AAGGTGAGCAAATAGATTCTGGTGTTTTGGAAGCAAATCTTCAGGGATCATCAATTATCTCAGTAACTATTGGTGCTGCACCTAAAGGATTGAGTGAAGTTATTAATACAGTCTTTGCTCTCAACAATACTAATGGTGTTGGAATCGATAGTTGCACATCATCTCCTGCAGGTATTATCACTTGCAGATTGCAGACACCTATCCTTGGATTCAACACAGCACCATTTGCTGTTGGAGATAAAATCTTTGTTGAAGGTATCACAAAACTTGGAACTGATGGAGAAGGATTTAATTCCGCAGACCATGGATTCAAGTTCTTCCCTGTTACCAAGTTTACCAATACAAACCCTGCTGAAATTGAGTTTGATATAACAGGTATTACCACCAATGCTGGTATCGCCGTTACTACACAAAACTCCTATGCAACTTTAATCAGTGAGTCCAATTATCCATCTTTTGAAGTTATTCAAACACCGTTAGCACTTGTTGATGGTGAAAAAATTCTCACTCTTGATACTGCAACAAATGATTTTGTTGAGAGAGATCTGGAAGTTGTTGAGAATGATGGGGAACTTCTGAAGATCTATGGATCTTATGATCTGTCTCTCAATGAAAAACTTCTTGGAAAGACTTCTGGGGCAGAAGTAACAGTTGATTCCATTGAAGAAAATAGAGGTTTCTTCAATATCGATTATTCACTTGAAACTGATATTGGATGGCGTGAAGAGACTGGAATACTAAACCAAGATTCTCAAGTAACACCCGATAACGATTACTATCAAAATCTTTCATATACCGTTAAGAGTTCTCAATCATTTGAGACAATTATTGATCCTGTAAACAGACTGCTTCATACTTCAGGTTTGAAGAACTTCTCAGACACTGGAATTACTAATAACATTTCTGCTGGTATTGGAACTACCATTTCTTCAACTAGCATAGCACTTCTCGATATTATCAGTGATAGAAGAGTCGATGTAGTCAAATCTTTTGACTTTGGTCTTGATGTTGACGTATTAAATGGAAGATCGAAGTTTATCAAACTTGAAAACAAAAAACTTGCAGACTTCATTAAGTGTGATACAAACAGAGTATTGATTATTGATGACGTTAAAAATCAGTTCTCTAATAGTGATGACACTGAAGATCTGTTTGGTAATCTTGATTCTATTAATATTACTGATGGATATGCAAGATATCTACTTCAAGTAAGAAGTGTTGACAACACTGAAATTCAGGCAACTGAAGTTATGGTTGTTCCTTCACAAGATAGAAAGTCTTTACTGACAGTTGAGAAAGCAAACGTTACTATTGGGCAAGCAAACAACCATAATACCAATACAACATTGAGTCTTGGTAGTTTTGTTGCAGATACTAACAACTTAGCATTGCAGTTTGTCCCAACTGAACCATTCAATACTGATTATGACATCAAGATTCTTAAGAATGAGTTCAACACAACTCTGACTGGTATTAATACAAGAACAGTTGGTTTTGCAGATCTTGTTGGTGTTACAACCACAGTTGGTGTAGGAACAACGGTATCTCTGATTGTTAGAGATGCAAACACCACTGAAGGTGTTTATGCAAATGTTGAAGTTGTTAATGAAGTATCTCAGTTGAGAACAGTTGTTGAACTGTATATGGACCACGATGGATCCGATACTTTTGTTTCAGAATTTTACTTTGATAATGATGGGACTACTGAAGCATCCGATAACTTCATTGGAACCTTCAGAGGAAATATCAACTCTGGTGTTCTTTCACTAGACTTCACTAACAGCACTGAAAGTGACTCAGTTCTTGTTAGAACTAGAGCAGTTGGATTTGGATCAACATCTGTCGGCGTTGGAACTTATAGATTCCTTACAGGATCACAACCACCAGAAACTGAAAATTCTGGAAGACTTCAAACTAACTTTGCACAAACTGTTGGTATTTCTACTCCTATCAGTGTTTCCAACTCTGATGTAACAACTTTGAAAACACTTGCAAGAGTTGGATATGGAAATACTTCCGCACTGCACCAACTACTGGTAATACACGATGGAACATCAGCTCATACCGTACAATATCCTTATCTTTCCATTGGAAGTACCAGCGGAATTGGAACATTTGGGGCAAACATTAGCAGTAATGATCTGCTATTAAACTTCTTCCCAGACTCTACAATTTCTGGATCTCAAGAGATTGTTGTTCAAACTTATACTGAGGTTCTACAAACTGCTAGAGATCTTGATAATGTTGCTGATATTTTAACATATGGTCCAGTAAATGAAGAACTGTTTGTAAGTGGTTATAACGCTATTAATGGTGAGAGAAGTAATGCCACTGCATTTGATATGAAGTACGAAGACATTCCCATCTTCGCGAAGACTTTCAATCCATCAGAGACTACTGTCCTCGATAAAGGAACTGGTATCTTTACCATTGAAGATCACTTCTTCCAGACTGGAGAGCGTTTGATCTATGAACCAGGTTCAACTTTCACAGGTATTGCTGCAACTGCAATGAATCGTGCAGGAACTAGTGTTGGACTAGCAACTGAAGTATATGCAATTAGATTGAACTCGGATCAGTTTAAGGTTGCAGAATCCGCAGCAAATGCAAATTCTGGAACTGGTGTTACCTTTACCGATGATGGTGGCGGTAATGCTCACACCTTTGAGATGTTCAAGAAACTTAGCAAGTCTGTTATCTCTATCAATGGTGTTGTTCAAAGTCCAATTGCATTTACAGACATTAACTATGATCTTACCGATAACGGTGGATCTATTACCGGTCTAACATCATTCTTCTCAATCTCTGGCATTTCATCCATCTTACCTGGAGATATCTTCAAGGTTGATGATGAATATATGAAGGTTGAAGGTGTTGGTCTTGGAACTACATCCGTTGGTCCAATTTCTGGAACTGGCAATTTCAACATTGTTAAAGTTGAGAGAGGATTTGTTGGATCTTCTGCCGCAGTGCACAATGATGGTGCTAATGCAAGGATCTTTATTGGTTCATTCAATATTGTCAAGAGTAAGATCCATTTCACCGAACCACCAAGAGGCGACTTAGGACAAATAGTTGGTCTCGACAATCTACCTAAAGCAAAGTCTTCATTCGGTGGAAGAGTATATCTTAGACAAGATTATTCTACCAACCAGGTATTTGATGACATCTCCAAAGACTTTACTGGAATTGGCAAAACTTATACCGTAACTGTTGCTGGACTTAATACAACTGGTATTGAAACTGGAAGTGGAGTCGTCTTTATTAATGACATCTTCCAAAAACCATCAACAGATAACAATCAAGGAAATAACTATGACTTTGAACAAAGTTCTGCTGGTATTTCTAGTGTTATCTTTACTGGTATTACTTCATCTAATGGTCAGTTAGTTCTATCTCAGGAAAGCATCAACAAGAACCAACTACCCAGAGGTGGTGTAATTGTTTCTCTTGGTTCTACACCTGGTCTTGGATTTGCACCTCTGGCTGGTGCTGCTGTAACCGCAGTTGTATCTGGCGGTGCTATTCAATCTGTTGGTCTTGGAAGCACTGATATTCACGGATCTGGATATCGTGGTGCATCAGTTTCAATCGGAATTACTGAGTTTGGTGGATCACCTGGAACTGGTGCAGATGTTTCTGCAGTCGTTGGTGCTGGTGGAACTCTGATCTTTACTGTTAATAGTGGTGGATCTGGATATACAAATCCAATCGTAAGTATTCCTGCACCATCATATGAAAATCTGGAAGTTGTTGGTGTATCACGTCTTGGTATTGGAGCAACAACAGAAACTGGTACTGGTCTGCTTCTGACTCTTGATGTTGGTTCTGCTTCTACAACGGGCATTGGATCAACTTTATTCGAAGTTAAGAGTTTCAAGATCGATAGACCTGGATATGCATTCTTACCTGGTGATAAATTTAAACCAGTTGGACTTGTAACTGACAAGGGACTTGCTTCTCCACTTGCAGACTTTGAACTGGAAGTTCTTGATACTTTCTCTGATTCATTCTCCTCCTGGTCATTTGGTGAGTTGGACTTCATTGATCCAATCTCAGATCTTCAGGATGGATCAAGAACAAGATTCCCACTTAACTATGAAGGCGAATTGTTGAGTTTTGAACTGGGATCTGATCCAGAGTTAGATCTTAACGCAGTTCTACTGATCTTTATCAACGGTGTTATTCAAGAACCTGGATCTCATTATCAGTTTGGTGGCGGTACATCATTCAACTTTGTAACCGCACCTAAAAAAGAAGATAATATTTCAGTCTTCTTCTACAGAGGAACACGCGGTACTGATAGTGTTTCGGTTGAAATTATTGAAACCATTAAAGAAGGTGATGAATTGCAGTTGATGCAGTTTGATAATGTTGTTACTCAAAATCGTAGAAGCATTGCAGGTATCGTTACCTCAGACTTGGTTGAAACAAACCTCTATGCAGGTCAGGGTGTTAGTGATTCAGTTTCTAGACCATTTGATTGGTACAAGCAAAAGGTAGATAAGTTCATCAATAATAACTTTGTCTATAAGACAAGACCTTCGATTGAACCACACGTTTATCCAACTGCAAGAATTATCGGTGATGTTTCATCCACCACTGGTGAAATTTTCGTTGATAATGCACAGTTCTTCAACTATGAAGAAAATGAATCTTCAATTGTTATTGATGCTGTAGATGCTCTTATTGTAAATGGTGGTTCTTCGGATCCAGTAGCAGCAGCAATTACTGCAACTGTTGGAACTGGTGGAACAATTAGTGCCTTAACAATCACCAGTGGAGGTTCAGGTTATGTTGGATCTGCAGTAACGATCTCACTTTCTGCACCTAAGACTATTGGTGTTGGTGTTGGAACAACTGCTTCTGCAACTATTCCAGTTGTAAATGGAGCATTGAATGGAACTGCTAACATTACCAACCCTGGATTTGGATATAATTCTTCTAATCCTCCACTAGTTCTTTCACCCACACCTAACCCAATATTTGAAAATATCACTTCAATTGATATTGTTCAAGGTGGATCTGGTATTGTTACTGGCATCACAACTGTTGCCGGAACTGGTGGGCAGGGAACACTGGGTATCAAGTTCTTCTTGAATGCTGCAAGTAATAATGAATATTCTAACTTCCAAAATGGTTATCCAATCTTTATCTCAGACACCATTGTTGGTCGTGGAGTAACTTCTATCAATAACGCACAAAACGTTGCAGTTGTTGGTGTGGGAACAACCTTTGTTGATAATATTTACATCGTCAGAAACTTCTCTGCTTCTGCAGCGAATGCAGAGTTTGTTGCTGATATCCTTTCAACCACAGCGTCAAGTTCAGAAATACCTGCAACTGGATTCGTCACTTGTGGAAGATTCTCCTGGGGTCGTCTCGCGGGCATCTCAAGATCAAGTTCACCAATCTCTATCGGTGTTACAGGTCTTACATTCTCAGGTCTCAGCACATATCCGACTATTCAAAGAAGAACATTCGGACATAGAGACACTGGTGCCCTCAGAAACGATCTGGGATAAAGTATAAATATAGAAAAAACCTAGCACGATGGCGGCCATTGTAACAGACCAGTTTAGAATATTGAATGCGGAAAATTTTGTAAATTCCGTTACAAATACTTCTAACGCATATTATGTCTTTGTGGGATTGGCAAATCCTACGGCAAGTGGTTTTGGGAAATCCTCTACTTGGGACACAAACACTCCAAGTCCTATTGATAACTTTGAATATCAAGGATTTGTAAGTGATAATATGTCTTTTGGTAGGAAGGTTACTTCCTCAAACGTTAGAAGAGTTGTTAGAAGAATAAACTGGGTTCAAGGAACGCGATATGAAATGTATCGCCAAGATTACAGTATTAATAGTCTATCTCCAGTATCTAAATCTGCGAGACTATATGATGCAAACTACTATGTGATGAATAGTGAGTTCAAAGTCTATACTTGTATTGATAACGGTTCTTCCGGCATCTCTACAACAGGCAATGCATCTTTGGATGAACCAACATTCACTGATCTTGAACCATCGAAACCTGGTGTTAGTGGTGATGGATATGTTTGGAAGTTTCTGTTCTCAGTTGCTCCAAGTGATGTTATCAAGTTTGACTCTACAGAATATATCACGTTACCCAATGATTGGGAAACAACAACCAATGCTCAGATTGCCGCCGTCAGAGACAATGGTGACTCTACAGTAAATGAGAATCAGTTAAAGAAAATTTATATTGATGAACGTGGTGCTGGATATTCTCAAGGAACTCACGAATTAGATATTCTGGGTGATGGCACTGGAGGTAAAGCAATCCTTGATGTTGATGCTCTGGGAAGAATTACCAATGCCTCAGTTTCTTCTGGAGGTAAGAATTATTCTTACGCAATGGTTGATCTTGGATCAATCAACTCCAATTCCACAACTAAAGCAAAACTGATTCCGATCATCCCTCCTTCAAAAGGTCACGGACACGATATTTACCATGAATTGGGTGCAGAAAGGGTTCTCCTTTATGCACGTTTTGATGATTCTACTAAGGATTTCCCAATAGATACAACAATATCTCAAATTGGTATTGTTAAAAATCCAACTTCTG